CAAAGAGAGATGCGAATATTTCTTACGAGGAACGGGATTTCATTCAACCATACGAAACTCTAAATATCGAATTGGGTCGAGGTTGTCGTTTCAAATGTAAGTATTGTAGCTTTCCTCTACTAGGTCTTAAAGGCAATATGATGAGGGATGAGGAAAGTGTTCATGATGAATTAAAAGAAAACTATGAACGTTGGGGAATTGAAAGTTACTATATCACCGACGATACGGTGAACGATAGTAAAGATAAAATGAAAATGGTTGGTGATGCTGTTCGGAAATTGAACTTCCAACCTCAACTTAACGGTTACGCTCGAGCAGACCTTCTTATCCATCATGGTAAAGAGACATGGGACGATATGATTGATGCTGGATTTACCTCACATAGTTATGGTGTAGAATCCTTCAATCACGAGTCGGCTAAGACTATGGGTAAGGGTATGCATCCCGATAAGATGAAAGATGGTCTTCTGGAGATTCAGGATTACTTCTGGGAAAAAAGTCCGTATTTTTATGAAGGTTCTATGACCATGATTTGTGGTCTTCCACATGAGTCTTTTGAAACTCTAGATGATGGTAAGGAGTGGTTAAATACATATTGGAAAGATAATACTGTTGCATATCTACCATTATTTTTACAACAAGCGTATGGAACAGGTGATGGCCTCGACAAACTTGATGGTAGTATCACAGATGATTTTGTTAACATAGGTTACACATTCGAAGAGAACCCATCGTATAATACATTAACTCCATCTCTCAAAGCTATATTAGAAGAGGTGGAGAGACAGAGACAACAAAACCAGAATAATAATTTTCAAGTTGATATGAATTCTTGGATTCACCCTAGTGGTGATTATGGTTGGGTTGATGCTATTGATTGGTGTAGAGATTTCATCAGTGAAAGAGCTGAGAAGAAAATAGATTCAACATATTGTTTTGAGGGTGCTAATGCTTGGATGACTGAATATAAAAATGGTGATATAAGTGGTGTTAAAGATTATTATAAATCACCCGCAAAAAAACGAGCTAATTTACGAATACGAGATGAATTTATAGAAGAATATAAAAGAAGTAAACTCTCGTATAAATAATTATTTAATGAAGGAAAAACTATGGCAGAAAACGAAGTAAGACAGTTCAAACTCGCATCAGGTGAAGAAATCGTCTGTGAAGTAATTCAATGGAATAACGAAGAAGAACTAGAACTTGTCGTGAGGAAGGCCATGAAACTTGTGATGGGCGAAATGGAGACTGGTGTTCGTTACTACTCGTTCCGTCCGTGGATGGTCTATCAAGAAAATCCTGATGACCTTCTAGTCCTCAATGGCAATCATGTTATTGGTATTGCACAACCGCCTGTGTCACTTATCTCACAGTATGATGAAGCGGTAGATGATATGGCAAAGATGTGGGAACAACGCAACAAAGAATATCTACAGAGTCGGGGAGACGAACCCTTCGAAGATATTGATAGTGTAAATAAGATGACACGACAAGTATTGGAAGAAGCCAGTAAACTTGAAGAGTATGTTGAAAAAATTTCGGGTGACTCCGATGATAATATTATACAGTTTGACCCGTCCAAGAGGACTCTACACTAAATGTTAACTCTTCGTAATGATGATAATGAATATATCTTTGTAACGACATTAGATGATGAAGATATGAACTCATCAATAGTGAATCGCATTGATGAGTTGGGTGATGCAATGAATCATACCACTAATGTGAAAGCTGATTGCACATTAGGAAATATGCATGAGGTTTATCCAGAATTCGAAAAACTATCCCAACTCGTTCTCAAGTCCTGTCAAGATTTTACATATGACTTACAGACTGAACATCCTAACCATGTATTTCGTTACAATAATGAATGGTGGTATAATACATACATAGATACCCTTAGTTGTAATGTGATGTGGGGGACAAGATATAATAGTGGAGAAATTACAACGCCACATGACCACTGGCCAGCAACATTTGCTTTCACTTATTACATTAATCCTCCTGAAGATTGTTCAGGATTGATTTTTCCTAATATGGATTATGAATTAAAGGTTGAGAATGGAATGCTTGTTATTTTTAGAGGTCACATGATACACGAAACAGTTTCGAAACAATTTGAAGGACACAGGTATTGTGTCGCCGGAACTGTGGTATCCAACCCTTCCCAAAAGACATCTTAATTATAACACGGATTACAAGTTTTGTCAAGCACTTTTTTTAGTTGACATGAAGAGAAAATTGTAGTATAATGTTTACATAATGGAGTAAATTATGAAACCAAAAGATAGACCACACTATGTCAATAACGCAGAGTTTTCTCAGGCTGTTGTTGACTATTGCACTAAAGTAAAACATGCAAGAGAACGAGAAAAAGACTTACCAAAGGTTACGGATTACATTGCACAATGTTTTCTGAAAATCTCTGAAGGTCTGTCTCATAAGTCTAACTTTGTTCGATACACCTATCGTGAAGAGATGGTGATGGATGCTGTTGAGAACTGTCTCAAAGCAATCGAGAACTATGACATTGATAAAGCAACACGCACAGGTAAACCAAATGCGTTTGCATACTTCACACAGATTTCATGGTATGCTTTTCTACGCCGCATCGAGAAAGAAAAGAAACAACAAGATATCAAGATGAAGTATATTAACCAGTCTGGTATTGAGAACTTCCTTGATAATGAGTTGGGTGATGCTCAGTCTGCCTCTGTCGCACAAGCATTTGTTGACCAACTCCGTATTCGGATTGATGAAATCAAAGAGAAAGACTCTGAGTGGAAAGAGGTTGTCAAGAAGGAACGCAAGAAACGCACGGTCAAAGTTGACTCTGACTTGAGTGATTTTATTTCAGATTAGGAGGGTTGGCTGAGTGGTTGAAAGCACTGGTCTTGAAAACCAGCAAGGGTTCACGCCCTTCGAGAGTTCGAATCTCTCACCCTCCGCCACATTATTCCACCTTAGCTCAGTTGGTAGAGCGGATGACTGTTAATCATTAGGTCGCTGGTTCGAGCCCAGCAGGTGGAGCCAATCTTTTTACTTGACATTGTATGTCGTATTTGGTATAATATAAAAATGAAAAAGTTATCTTATCACGGGAAGACCCTAGAACAAGCGCGATGGGTTGTCGAGTATTTCGGCACACCTGAGAAACGTGAGTTATATAAAGACAATAAGTCTTACCAAGAGTGGATAGAAGAGAGTAGAACAATCATTGAGTCAGAGAGGTTAAGTTACTGATGGATAAAGAGAAGAGAGTTACAGTTCGTAAAGAACGTAAGAAGGCAATCAAACTACAGAATAGTAGTGCCGTAAAACTAAGCATGGCCGAAGCACTTAGGAGAGTTCGCAATGCAGATAGCGATTCTTAATGATACGCACTGCGGTATTCGCAACTCCTCTGACATCTTTATGGATTACCAAGAACAGTTCTATCGGGACGTGTTCTTTCCCTATCTGTTAGAGAACGATATCAAACACATTCTGCACTTGGGTGATTACTACGACAATCGTAAGACAATCAACTTCAAGGCACTGCAACACAATCGCAAAATCTTTCTAGAACCTTTGCGTCAATATGGTATCACGATGGACATCATCATCGGTAACCATGACATGTATTATAAGAACACGACTGAACTGAATGCTCTCAAAGAGTTACAGGGTCACTATATGAATGAGGTCAATCTTATTCTCAAACCAAAGGTCATGGACTATGATGGTTTGAAGATTGGGCTTGTTCCGTGGATTTGTCCTGATAATGAAAAGGAGTCCGTAGAGTTCATTAAGACTTGTAAGGTAGACTTCATTGGCGCACACCTAGAACTACAAGGGTTTGAAATGCAGAAGGGTATGCCATGTCAAGATGGTATGTCTCCAAAACTGTTTGACCGTTTTGAGTCAGTTCTCTCTGGTCACTTCCATGCCAAGTCATCACAGGGTAACATTCACTATCTGGGAAGTCAGATGGAGTTCTTCTGGAACGACTGCAACGATGACAAGTATTTCCACATTCTTGATACGGAAACAAGAGAAGTGACTGCGGTGCGTAACCCAATCACAATCTATGAGAAGATTTACTACGACCACGAGAACATGAACAAGTTCAAAGACCTCAAGTATTTGGACAACAAGTTCGTCAAGGTCATTGTCACCAACAAGGGTGACCCCTATGAGTTTGAACGGTTCATTGACCGTGTGCAGGCTCAGAAGATACACGAACTGAAAATTCAAGAGGACTTCAAAGAGTTCATCGGAGAAAATGTCGGGGACGAAGAGATTTCGCTTGACGATACCGAAACAATCGTGTATAATTATATTGATGCTGTTAATACAGACCTAGATAAGGGTAGGATTAAGAAAGAGATATCTGACCTTATGATGGAAGCACAGACAATGGAGATTGTGTAATGGGTCTAGGATTTAGTGATGGATTTGCTTTCTGGGAACACTATTGTAAAGTGCAGAAAGACATAATGGGATTTGAGAAAGGGACACCGTGCGACTGGTGCGGTCTTACAGAAGATGATACATTTCGAGAAACTGAGATTCAAGAACTTCCTATCGACGGGAAATAATTTTACAGAGATTGAATTCGATACTTCCCCTACCACACTCGTGGTGGGTCAAAACGGTGCGGGTAAGTCTACCATGTTAGACGCTCTCTCCTTTGGTTTATTTGGTAAGCCGCACCGTAAGATTTCGAAACCACAACTCGTCAACTCCATCAACAACAAGGGGACGTTGGTTGAGGTTGAGTTTCGGATTGGTTCACAAAATTACAAAGTTGTCCGTGGTATCAAACCAGCAAAGTTTGAGATATGGGTCAATGGTAATATGGTGAACCAGAATTCTCATGCACGGGAATATCAAACGATGCTAGAGAATAACATTATCAAGTTGAACCACAAGTCCTTCCATCAAATTGTGGTTCTGGGGTCTTCATCCTTCGTGCCTTTCATGCAACTTACCTCTCAAGCTCGGCGTGATGTGATTGAAGACCTACTTGATATCAACGTGTTCAGTAAGATGAACGGGTTGTTGAAGGAGCGAATGTCTATCCTGAAAGACAAGATTAGTGATAATGCTCATGAACTGAGTATGGTAGAGACGAAGATTAACGCACAGAAAAAGTATCTTCGAGACCTGAGTGAAATAACTGCACAGCAGAAAAAAGAGAAACTCGACACAATCAAATCTTTGCAGGAAGACATTCGTGTCCTGAACGAATCGAATGAGGAACTGACAAGTGAAATCACTGAGAAGACCCCAAGTGTCAATGAAGGAACAACTAAGGTATCTAAGGATATTGCCTCCATTGACCAATACATGGCGCAGTTCAAAACACAACAAAAAGAAGTTGTCAAGCAGGCGAAGTTTTTCCAAGAGAACGATACATGTCCGACATGCGAACAAGATATTGATGAGACAACGAAGAACTATCATCTTGACAAATGTAAAACCAAAGCGGGGACTATTAAAAACGCACTCGACATGGGTGAAGCCCAAAGAGAAACTCTACTCGCGCAACAAGAAGAGTTGCAAACAAAGATGGACAGTATACGGGAATGGCAATCAAAGGTCAATGCAAATGCTCAAGAGATTGGGTCAATTAACCGAACCATTGATGTCATTAACACTGAACTCACTGTATTGTCTGAAGAGAGAGGTGACCTCAGTGAAGCGAATACTGAACTGGAAACACTCCGTGTAGAGAAAGAGGGACTGCAAGACGAGAAGTATAAACTATCGGAACAGAGTTCCTACTATCGGGTCAGTGCAGAGATGTTGAAGGACACTGGTATCAAGACCAAGATTATCAAACAGTATATTCCTGTCATCAACAAACTGACCAACGAGTATCTCAACATCCTTGACTTCTTTGTCCACTTCAATTTGGATGAGGCATTTGAGGAAACCATTCGGTCACGACATCGTGACGCATTCTCCTACGACTCATTCTCTGAGGGTGAGAAACAACGGATTGACTTGTCGTTGTTGTTCACATGGAGACAGATTGCCAAGATGAAGAACTCTGTGGCAACCAACCTACTGGTGTTGGACGAAACCTTCGACTCATCACTGGATGAGGACGGTATCGAGAACCTGATGAAGATTATTGCGACTGTCGCAGAAGACACCAATGTCTTTGTCATATCTCACAAGTCTGAGTTGGAAGATGCAGCATTCCAACGCAAGATAGAATTTGTCAAAGAAAAAAACTTCTCGAAGTTAAAAGCTGCTTGACATTATACGTCAACTATGTTATAGTATAAACACACTGAAACATGAAAGGTTATTATTATGGAACTAACTGATACTACATTAAACATTTTGAAAAACTATGCAACCATTAATCCGAACATTGTGATTACTGAAGGTAACACACTGAAGACTATTTCGGTTGCGCGTAACGTGTTGTCCTCTGCTGAGACAACCGAATCCTTCCCACAGACATTTGGCATCTACGACTTGAATGAGTTTCTGAATGTCCTGTCTCTGGTTGACGAACCCCGTCTGAAGTTTGAGACTGACTACGTTGTGGTCGGTGACTCTACGGGTCGTTCATCGGTGAAGTATTTCTTCTCTGACCCTGAGATGTTGACATCGCCAGGCCGTAACATTGACATGCCAGAAGCGGAAGTTAAATTCACCCTAGATACTGACACATTGAGTAAAGTAAAACGTGCCGCCGCTGCACTGGGTCATGAGAATATCTCGGTCACCCCTGCAACTGGTGCGGTCTGTCTGACTGTCACTGACACCGAAGACAGAACTTCCAATACCTTCTCTATTGAAGTAGAGGGGACATATCCAGAAGGAGTTGACTTCAACTTCGTTCTGAATGTTGGTAATGTAAAAGTTATTAACGAAGACTATGATGTTGAGGTTTCATCTAAACTAATCTCTAAATTCACGAGTAAACAGTCACCGACTGAATACTTTATTGCACTTGAAAAATCATCAACATATGGAGCATAATGATGGCAAAAGATAAAACACCGCAAGAAGACCATACCGCAATTTACGAACTTGGTAATCGTGTCGCTCGTTCTACTGTCGCCGTGGTTGATACTGTCGTTCAGCGCGGCGGTTTCAAAGGTGAAGAACTTTCGACCATTGGCCAGTTGCGTGACCAAGCGGTGCAAATCGTTCAAATCTGTGAGGAGTATCAATCTTCTCAGAGTTTGGATGAAGACGAAGAATAAGTCTAGGCGTCTCCTTTCCGCCGACTTATGGGGTGGAGTGAGCGTCTCCTTTCCGCTCACTCCACTTTTTTCTTGACAAACACATTATAATGTGTTACTATTGTTTTTTATTATGGAGAAAGTATGAGTAATGAATTCCTCTGGGTCGAGAAGTATCGCCCTAAAACCGTCCAAGAAACTATCCTACCAAGTGAACTGAAAGAGACCTTTCAGAAGATTGTTGACTCTGGTGAGATACCCAACATGTTATTCACGGGGACTGCTGGTCTGGGTAAGACCACGGTTGCTCGTGCAATCTGTAATGAACTGGGTCTGGATTATATTGTAATCAATGGTTCGGAAGAAGGTAATATCGACACCCTGCGTGGTAAGATTAAACAGTTCGCATCATCTGTCTCTCTGTCAGGTGGATACAAAGTTGTTATCCTTGACGAGGCAGACTACCTCAATCCCCAATCTACACAACCAGCCCTGCGTGGGTTCATCGAAGAGTTCTCACAGAACTGTCGGTTCATTCTGACATGTAACTTCAAGAACCGTGTCATCGAACCCCTACACTCACGGTGCGGTGTGTATGAGTTCAACGTCAAAACCAATCAAGACCGTGCGACACTGGGACAACAGTTCTTCCAACGGTGTCGTGACATCCTCGTCAAAGAGGATGTTGAGTTCAATGGTAAGGTCGTTGCTAATCTGGTGATGAAACACTTCCCCGACTTTCGTAGAGGTCTGAACGAACTGCAACGAGGCAGTATCGGTGGTAGTATCACCACTGAGGTTATCGTTGAGGACAACAGTAAATACAGTGACCTGTATAAACATTTGAAGGATAAAGACTTCAAGAAGATGCGTCAGTGGGTCGTAAACAATATCGACCTTGAACCCGCATCAATCTTCCGTGGTGTATATGACAGTGTGGAAGGTCATGTGAAACCAGAGAGTGTTCCGCAACTCATTCTCATTCTTGCTGATTACCAATACAAGAATGCGTTTGTTGCAGACCACGAACTGAACTTAGTAGCCTGCCTTACAGAGTGTATGGCAAATGTGGAGTATGTATAATGCAAATTAGAAAAACCGAATTTATAAAAGAATATGTTGTAAAAGAGTTTGATATCAGTCAAGAGATTCTCGATGAGTGGGAACTAACTGCTGAACAGATTTTGAAGTTTATCGAAGACCCCGACTTTGGTGTTGATAATGAGACACATGACCTTATCCGTGAGATGTTCGACGATTTAGAATATGATATCTATGACGAAGAAACTCATGATGATGGCGAAGAATGGATGAAAGTGGAGGAACTATAATGCAAAAGTATATTCATGATAGTTGGAACTATATCTTTAGTCACGATATGAGTCCACTTAAAAATATCCCCGATGTCAATACACGACATATGATTCTACAAATCTTAGCATGGATGTGGGTCGTCGCTTTCAGTATTATGATTGGTAGTTGGACTGGCTTTCTAGCTTCTGCTGTTGGTCACATTGCAATCTTAGCAGCACTAGCTGTTACGGTCGGCACTTATGCAGAGGCTCAGAGAACGCCTAATGCATTCACTAACTTGCGCGGCCGCACGGATGGTGAACATGAATAAAGAAGCAATAACATTCTGGGTAATCTTTTTCGGTGTAGGAATTATCTCGTTATGGGGTGGTTAGTAGTAATTGGTTTCTTCTCTGTAGTGTTGTTTGGGTTGTGGATGGATTCCGAATAATGATTGAGAGATACTACTTCTTTACCTCTGAGCATACACCAAAAGGTAAGTATAATGAAGTGCATCCCTGTAGTATCGTCAGAACAAAATGGCGTGAACAGGGATGGTATCTCAACTCGTATTATCGTAGGTCTAAGTTCAAAGGCATCAAGATAGGATGCATCTCGGCGGGTCTGGTGAGTGGTTACATGAGTCATAGAATCCCGTATGTCGCATACCACTGGGACGGTGGGTTCACTCTCCCTGTCTTCCTATTGTCTTGGATGACACGCTCTCCGATGAAAAAGATTACTTGCACCTATGGTGACAGAACACTCAAGTCATCGTTGAAGATGATTTGGCAGAAGTGGGTTAGGTAATGGAATACAAGACTTGGGAAAAGATACTCGCTCGGTCACTTGACTATCATATTGGTAGGACGGATGAAGACGAACCAAAAGTTCCTGTCCTAACTATGCGGCAGGCGAGACGAGGATTATATATAAAGGTAGTGCTTCAGTTAGTCAATTGGTTGACTTGCTTTTTCATTATCGCAGGCGTAATCAGACATTGGGGGTAAATATGAAATATATAAAGCCAGGCAAACACGACCATATTCCAGAGGAACGTTCATGGGAATATGATGATTTCGGAAACAGAATTTGTAAAGAAACTGGAGATTTTGTTGTATTAGTTGCGCCATATAAAGAAGAACCACAACATGAAATTATGAATGTTGTAAACATAGATGGTGAATGGATACCAGTTCAAATGGAATTTGATTTCCGCGAAGATTATGAAAAGGATACACTCTTTGGATAAGTGGGACAAATCACACATGAAGGTCGCGGAAGTATATGGTAAACTATCTTCCGCAAAAAGACTCCAAGTCGGAGCAGTATTAGTAAAAGATAATCGAATAATTTCCATTGGGTATAATGGTATGCCTTCGGGTTGGACAAACAAATGTGAGACCACCGATGAGTATGGTAATATGCCTATAACTAAAGAAGAGGTTCTTCATGCGGAGACAAATGCGATTGCAAAAGTTGCGAAGTCATCAGAGTCGGCGGAGGGTTCAACGCTCTACACAACATGCGCCCCTTGCATCCACTGTGCAAAACTTATCTATCAAGCCGGTATATCCAGAGTTGTATACGGACATGGATATCGAGACAACAAAGGATTGACTTTCCTTAAACAATGTGATATACTACTTGAACAACTGGAGATTTGAATGAACCCCTTTGATTATGTAACCTCTATAAACTACTCTAAGAAAGATGTGATGGAAGACGAGAAGACCTACAATGGTTTTATGGTCAATCGCAGTCTTTCCTACTTCTCTGACACCGTTGTTCTCGCAAATGAGATGAATCGGTATCACCACCTAGACAACCGTCTACAATATCAATTTCTTATAAATATGGTTAGGAAACGGAAACGTTTCTCTAAATGGGCAAAACCCGAAACACATAATGACGTTGATGTGGTGAAAGAGTATTATGGATACAGTAATGAGAAAGCACAACAAGCTCTCGCCATCCTCTCACCTACTCAACTACAAAAATTAAAAGAAAAGGTGAGTAAAGGTGGAAGAAAGTAACTTAGTATCATGGAGTCCTGTGAACATGTTGGAGATTACTCTGGCAGAACCCGATGACTTCCTCAAAGTTCGCGAAACCCTGACACGCATAGGTGTCGCATCCAGACGCGAAAACAAACTATTCCAATCATGTCATATCCTGCATAAACAAGGACGATACTATATCGTTCACTTCAAAGAGTTGTTCATGCTTGACGGTAAGAAAGCCAACCTCGAACAAACAGATGTAGAACGCCGCAATACGATTGCAACTCTGTTATCAGACTGGGGTCTGGTTGAGATTCAGAATAACGAGGTCGCACAAGATTGCGCCCCGTTACGTCAAATCAAGATTATCGGATACAAGGAAAAAGACCAATGGGAACTCTGTCCCAAATACAACATCGGGAACAAATAGACGAACCTTTTATTGTCGAACATCTTGATTTGCCTGAATATTATATCGAGGATATTTTATCAACAAAGGGAGATTTTAAGCTTAGTAATGTTGCTGGCAATAGAAAGGTAAAAGTTATTTCTGCTTATTTGTATAATCTGACTGAAGATAGACCTGATATAGTTGACGAATTGATGAACCGTTATAATATGGAAGAAGCGACAGTCTTCATATCAATGGATGACTATACCCGAACTGGTTTACATGAACATGCAGACCCGATGGAAATTTGTTGTGTTAATCTCGTAGGAAAAACTGAATGGATTATCGAAGGCAATAATCGATTCGAACTTGATGTTGGTGATGTTTTATATGTTCCAGCTTTCAAAACACATAAAGTAAATCCTCTAACAGATGAGAGACTATCTATGAGTTTCTATCGGTCTGATAACGTGTTTCTGAGGAGTAACCACTGATTAAATAAAATGACACAACAATGGAAACAAATAGACTTCGAGTCTCACATTGAAAAAATTCGTGACAAACGTCATTGGTGGACAACTGTTGATACCGAAAGGTATTCTTGGAATGATATTATGCACCTAGTTGATACTCACCCTAATGATGAGTATGATTGGAACAGGGATAAACAACGTCTTGGTATGAACTCGTTTCATAGAAGACCGTCTGCGCCACAATTCGCTAAAGATATTTTTAAGGATATGGAAGACTTCTTCGTATCTAGAGCGCCCACCAAAAGTCAATCTGAATATGAAAAAGGCCCGCCGCAGATTACTAACATTGCCTTCTGTGGGTTTGGTCAATACACAGGGTCATATCCTCGTCATAAGGATAGTATGGACGTATTCCTTGTTCAGGTGATAGGTGATACACCTATTCGCATTGGATATACCGAAAAACGAACAGAAAATGATGAAGACAGAATAATGAAACCTGGCGATGCCGTTTGGATTCCTAGAAACACTTGGCATCAACTCACACCTGTCGCTTCACGAGTCACATTCTCATTTGGCTTTGAGAGTGACTCCGATTGCAACCCCTCAACATTTATTTAAGACTACCCCTTGACATTCAGGGACAGAGTTCTTATATATAGTAATGAAGATGCCGATAACGGGTCTTCTTATATGTCTTGCTAATTAAA